GGGATCACCTGAATCCGCGCAAGGCGGCCGGTCCGCTCAAGCATTACGAGCGCGTGAACGCTGAAGATGAGGCCATCAAGAAGGCCCGCATCGCGGAAGCCGATGCGTCGCTGCGGCGCCGCGAGCGCGCGAGCGAGCAGGCGGCGAAGTTCGACCTGCAGGTGCTGGATGCCAAGCACAAGGCCGGCGTGGTCACGGAAGCTCAGTACGAGGAGGAGCTTGCGCGGATCACTGAGAAGCGCGTAGCCGAGGAGACTGCGGCAGGAGAGCGCGCGATCATCGAAATGGTCAAGCAGAAGAACGCCCTCGCGTTTGAGTCTCAACGCATCACGCAGCAAACCAAGATCAACGACGCTCGCGCGCGGCAGGATGATCTATACCAAGCCGCGATGAACGCTGAGCAGATCCGTCTCATCAAACTCGATGCGGCAAAGAAGACCCGGGCGGATTTGATCCGGGCTGAGCAAGCGGGCCTGCGGGGCGATACCGAAAAGCTCCTGTCCCGGGAAGCCCTCAAACGAGAGGAGGCGCGCGGCAAGGTTGAGCGCGCCGTACGTCCTGAAGAAGTTGCCATCGCCTATCAGGCGCGTGTCGATGCCGAGCAGGCCTTCCTGCCGCAGGTGGAGAAGGTCCGCAAGGAGCGTAACGAGCTTCAAGCCAAAGGGCTCGAGACCGATCGCGCCCGTATCAGCATGCTTGACGAGGAGCTGGCCAGGCTGCCGAAGCTGATCGATGCCCTCGCTGCCGCCAATGAGGCGGATGCCCTCTACAACTACAAGCGTCAGCGCGAATTTAGTTACGGTTGGACAGGCGCGTTCAAGCAGTACACGGAGAACGCAACCAACGCCGCCCAGAACGCGCGCGACGTATTCATGGCGACTACGCGCGGCATGGAAGACGGCATCGCGCGGTTTATCAAGACCGGAAAGTTTGGCTTCCGAGACTTCGGCAATGTCGTCGTCGAGCAGATGATCCGAATTCAGGCCGCGCGCGCCGCCGCCGGAATCATGAGTTTCGGCGCGTCGCTGTTCCCCGGCGGAGGGGCTACCGGAGGCGCCGGCGCATCCGCGGCAGCGGCGCCTCTGGGCGCAGGGCTGCAGCTTCGCCCGGTCCTGCACACCGGCGGCATCGTCGGCCTCCTCTCCGCCCAACGCGCAATCGACGCGGCGGCATTCGCTGGAGCTCCCCGCTTCCACGAAGGCGGTCTGGTAGGCGGTGAGGTTCCAATCATCGCCCAGAAGGGCGAAGGCGTCTTCACGCCGGAGCAGATGCGCGCCCTTGCCCCGGCAGGCGGCGGCAACGTATTCAACATTCAGGTGAACGTCGACGCGACGACGGGCAGCACTGACGTCTCAGGGGATGAGGTTCCTAACATGGAACAGCTCGGCAATGTCATCGGGCAGACCGTGCGCGCGGAAATCGTCAAGCAGCAGCGCCCCGGTGGGCTTTTGAGTCGGGTATAGGGCTATGAGCGACTTCTCTTACGTCCCGTCCTACAGCTCGCAGCTGAAGAAAAAGCCACGCGTCTTTAAAGCGCAGTTCGGTGATGGCTATGCACAGCGTACCGCGGACGGCATCAACGCGAATCCGCAGGTGTGGACGCTCGTGTGGGAGAACATCACGCAGGCCACTGCGGCCGCCATCGAAGCGCTGCTGGACAGCTACGGGGGCCACACGCCGTTCACGTGGACTCCTCCCGGGCGCAGCGAGATAAAAGTGGTCTGCGAGGAGTATGGCGTCCGCTATGACGGCTTTGACCAGCGCAACTTCTCGGCGACGTTCGAACAAGACTTTGCACCGTGACGATTCGGCAAGACATCCAGAAGCTCGCCCCTGGCGTTCGCGTTGAGCTGTTCGACCTCGACGCCACCCCCCTAGGGGGCACCATTCTCTATTTCCATGCGGGGACTAACGCCGGCCGCCAGCCGGTCATGTGGCAGGCGCACGAATATCAGCCGTGGCCGATCGAAGCGTCAGGCTTCGAGTACAACGGCCGTGGGCAGCTGCCGACGCCGCGCATGAGGGTCGCCAACATCGCCGGCGCGGTGACTGCGCTGAACCTTGCCTATGACGATCTTGTGGGCGCCAAGGTTACCCGGCATCGCACGTTCGCGCGGTATCTCGATGGTGCGGTAGGCGCGGACCCCACCGCCGAGCTTCCGCTGGATGTCTTTTACGTCGAGCGCAAAGTCGGCGAAAACCGGGTGTTCGTGGAGTACGAGCTCGCCTCTTCGCTTGACGTGGAAGGCATCCTGCTGCCCCTCAGGCAGGTCCTGCAGAACAGTTGTCCGTGGGTCTATCGCGGCTCTGAATGCACCTATGCAGGCGGTGCGGTTGCCACGATCGATGACGTGGCAACCTCGGACCCGACGCAAGACTCCTGCGGTCACAGACTTGCGAGCTGCCGTCTTCGATTCGGCGCCGCCGGCCCGCTGACCTTCGGCGGCTTTCCAGGCGCAGGCACGATCTGATGGATGCTATGGCTCTCGGTGTATTCAAAGCTCATGCGGAGAGGGAGTACCCGCGCGAAGCCTGCGGCCTGCTTCTTAATGACGAAGGCGTCGAGCGCTATTTCGCCTGTCGCAACATCGCGGACGATCCGACCAAGGATTTTGTCCTGGACCCGCGCGATTGGCTCACAGCCGAACGCTTCGGTCGTGTGGTCGCGGTTTGCCACAGCCACCCTGACGCGCCGGCCGAACCGAGCGGCGCAGATTCCGCCGCATGCCTAGCGAGCGCGCTGCCTTGGTTCATCCTCTCGCACCCGGGCGGTGGTTTGAAGCGAATCGAGCCGGTAGCCCCGCTCAAAGAGCGCGAGTTCATTTACGGAAAATTCGATTGCTACTCGCTGCTGCGGGACTACTACAAGCTGCACCTCAAGATCGATCTGCCTGACTTCGAGCGGGAGGGTTACTGGTGGAAGGACGGGCGCAGCCGGTACGAAGAGGGCTTTGCTTCCGTCGGGTTCGAGCGTGTTGAAGATCTGCGCGTCCACGACGTGCTGCTCATGAAGGTGCGCTCTCCCGTCCCGAATCATGTTGCGGTCTACCTTGGCGAGGGTCGCATGCTGCATCACCTCCTTGGCCAGCTTTCCCGTGAAGAGGCATACCTGGGCTACTGGGTGCAGCAGACCACGCACGTCCTGAGGCACAAGGCCTGCCGATGAAAACGATTGTTCTTCACGGTGAGCTCGGGAAGGCATTTGGCGAGCGTTGGCACCTGGATGTGCGAACCGCAGGTGAGGCGCTTCGTGCGATAGAAGCCAACCGGCCCGGCATTCGGGCGCACATGCTGCAGTCAACGAAGAACGGTGTCGGCTATCGAGTGCTGTTCGATGAGCGGGAAGCTGGCGTTGATGAATTGTCTGCGCCGTTTGGACGAGAGGTTCTTCACATAGTGCCTGAAGTACAGGGCAGCAAGGATGAGGCTGTCACGATCGCCATTGGGGTCGCGCTCATTGTTGCTTCCGGCGGCCTGGGTGCTGCGCCACTTATCGGCACTCTAAGCGCTTCTGCCATAGCAGCGAACATAGGCGTCGGTCTTGTGCTTTCCGGCGCTGCTCGGATGCTCTCTCCTACGCCGGAGCAGCCTGAAATGGCCTCCCTCGGCTCGCTGGGAGATGAGCAAACGACCAGCTATTACTTCACAGGCCCCGTAAACCGTGCGCAGCAAGGAGGGCCTGTGCCTATTGGGTATGGTGAAGTCATTGTCGGGTCTGTGCAAATAAGCGCCGGCGTCGCTGCCGAGAACATTTAAAGGTCTGCCAATGCCTACGTTGCAAGAGCGCATAAAGAATGGACTGCTGGCCTCCGTGGCAATTCAGGCGGCGGCTTCCCGCGCTCTCGAGTCGCGCGCCATGGTGCGCATCCTGGATCTGATCGGCGAAGGTGAGATCGAAGGTTTGGTTAATGGGGACTATTCAGTTTATCTGAACGAGACGCCCCTGAGGAATGCAGACGGTTCATACAATTTTCAGAACGTAACTGTCGATTCGAGGCCGGGCACTCAGGGGCAGACCTATATACCGGGTTTCGAATCGCAAGAGACGGAACTCTCGGTCGGAACCGAAGTGACCTTTTCCACCCCGGTCGTTCGTGCAGTTACTGACGTGAATGTCAACCAGGTGCGCGTCACAGTAGGCTGCCCTTCTCTGCTATCAACCGATGAGAGTACCGGCAATACGGCAGGTACGGCAGTGCAGATGACCGTTGAAGTGCAGCCAAACGGCGGGGCATATACCCCGATGACAATCAGCGCCGACGGCAGCGTAGATACGATCTCCGGAAAGGCGAGCAGCCGCTATCAACGCAGTTACCTGATCACCCTGCCCGGCACCGGCCCGTGGAACATTCGGGTGAGTCGAGTCACCGCCGATAGCGATTCTCTCTACCTGCAGAACAAGACGTTTTTGGACTCGTACACGGAGGTCATCGACTCTAAGTTGACCTACCCCAACTCGGCGCTTGTAGGCGTTAGGTTTGATGCCCAGCAGTTCAGCTCCGTGCCGTCTCGCGCATATCACGTGAGGCTGAAGAAGATACGCATCCCCAGCAACTACAACCCGGTGACGCGAGCCTACACCGGGGCGTGGAACGGCACTTTCACGACGGCGTACTCGAACAACCCCGCATGGTGCTTCTACGATCTCATCACCAACACGCGCTACGGGCTCGGCAGCTATATTCCGGAAGCCCTTGCCGATAAGTGGACGCTTTACACCATCGCGCAGTATTGCGACGTCATGGTGTCTGACGGAAAGGGCGGCACCGAGCCTCGCTTCACCCTGAATGTCTACATCCAGGCGCGGGAAGAGGCGATCAAGCTGCTGCAAGACCTTGCCTCTGTATTCCGCGGCATGGTGTACTGGTCTACCAATTCCGTGTATGCGGTGCAGGATTCACCGGCAGACCCGGTCGCCATATTCAACGGCACCAATGTCATTGATCAACAATTCCTGCGCGAAGGTTCCGGGCGGAAGGCGCGGCACACCGCGGTTGTTGTTCAATGGAATGATCCGGACAACTTCTTCAAGCCTACCCCGGAATACGTCCCGGATGCGGAAGGCATTGCGCGCTTCGGACTTCGGAAGCTTGATGTGGTTGGCTTCGGCTGTTCGAGCCAAGGACAGGCGCAGCGCATAGGTAAGTGGATTCTCTACACGGAGAAGTACGAAGCTGAAGTGATCTCGTGGCGCACAGGTCTGGATGCTTCCTATGTGCGGCCTGGTAACGTGGTCAAGATCGTCGACCCCTTGCGCTACACGACTCGTATGGGTGGGCGCGTTGCCGCGGCCACATCCAACAGCGTCACCATCGACGCTCCCTATACGATCCTGCCGGCAACGACCTACACGCTGACGGTGGTGCAGCCGGACGGCACATTCGTGGATCGGGTGTTGACCAATGCAGCCGGTGCCACGTCGGTGCTCACCTTCGCAACCGCGCTGCCCACGACCGACATTGTGCAGGCTGTGTACGTGCTGTCCACCGCGGCGCTCACGCCGGAATATGTGCGGGTGCTGTCGATCGTCGAGGACGGCCCCACCACGTACAAGATCACAGGTCTCCAGCACTACTCCGCCAAGTACGCGCTGGTCGAGCAGAACGTCACGCTGCAAGCGCCTGTGACATCTGATCTGGCGCTAGATGCCGGGGCGGTCACAAACCTTGCTGGTTCCGAGTATCTCTATAAGGCCGCCGGCGCGGTGTATGTCAGGCTGGTGATCTCATTCACAGCCGCCGTGCGCGCAGCTCGTTACAGGGTTTCGTACCGCCGCAGCGGTGGAAATTGGACGGTTCTACCGGCGAGCTCGGCCGCGCATTACGAAATCGACAATGTGGTTCCTGGCCCGTATGAACTGGAGGTCACAGCTTACAGCCTGCTTGGACGGAAGGGGCCCACGACAACCGCAACGTATCAGGTGCTCGGTAAGGAAGGGCTGCCGCCGGCCAACGTTGGCTCGCTCACCTTGACGGGGCACACGTTCAACTGGCCCGAGGCCGCTGATCTGGACCTAGACGGCTACAGACTGAAGTACAACCTCGGCACGTCGACGGATTGGACGACTGCAGTCGCGGTCCATGAAGGCCTGCTGCGCGCCTCACCGTACAAGCCTGTGACATGGCCTACGGGTGTGGTCACCTACCTTATCAAGGCGGTGGACACCAGCGAGAATGAGTCTGCGGCTGCGGCATTCGTGACCGCAGATTTTACACCGCCCACGGTCTCCGGCTTCACGATCGAGGGTACTCGACTCTCATGGCCGACGGTCAGCGCCGCGGACATCGCCGGATACCGAATTCGGGCGCAGCAGGGTACAGCGCGCAGTTGGGGCGGCGCGATCCCTCTGCACGAAGGCCTGCTTACGTCGTCGCCGTTCGAGATGCCCGTAGTGCTTTCCGGCACCTGCACGATTATGGTGAAGGCGGTAGACGCCGCGGGCAATGAGTCGCGGGACCCGGCCTATATCGTCACGAATTTGGGCGATGCGGTGATCGCCAATGTTGTTGAGGTGTTCGACTTCAAAGCGATGGGGTGGACCGGCACCCTCATAGGCGGAACGATCAACGGCTCCAATAACCTGATCGCCAACAGCAACACGCTGATGTGGGGGCCGGATGACTCAGTGAACCTGTGGAACGCTGATTCGACCGCGCTGCTTTGGCCCGGCACCTTCTCGCAAATGACGTTCGAGGGGCGCATCACGGTCGGCGAAGCCCTCGAGGGATCGCTCATGACAATCGCCGCGACGGTGTTCGGCGGCATGTGGTTCATCGAGTACAGGGAGAACTCCTTGAAGCTCCTGTGGAGCGCCGACGGTTCCACCCCTTTGTGGGGCGCCGACGATTCAGCGCTGCTGTGGGAACTGCCTCCTTACCTGCCGTGGCCTGGCCAAGTTGTCGCGCGCAACACGATTTACGATTTTCGGATCACCACGGCGCAGGGCGCAACTCAAGGCGAGGTAGACGCCTTCAGCATCACCGTGGACGCCCCCGACATCGTCGAGAAGTTCAACGACATTGTGATCTCGAGCCTCGGCACGCGCCTGCCCATAACAAAGCCGTTCAGCGTTGTGAAGTACGTCAACGCCACATTGCAAAACGACGGGGGCACCGCGGTGACCGTGACGATCGAGGATAAGGACGCCCTGCTCGGACCGCTGATGAAAACAAGGGCCGCAGGTCTGGGGGCTGTGCAGGGTCTTATCGACGCGGAGGTGGGCGGCTACTAGGGCAAAGCTAGACTGCAAATATGCCATTAGCATACAATGGCTTCAATAACTAGAGCGCCTCTAAAGGCGCCGGGAGAGAGTAAATGGCGACCCCCCTTCCTGCCAGTGCAGATATCACTGGGGCTTCCATCACGGAAGCACAAGGCAAAACTTGGCTGGACAACCTGCGCACGTTCCTCGCCGGCCTCCTCGGCACGACCGGGACTCTTGCGGCCGCGCACGACACGCTGAAGATCCTCGACCCGAACGCGGTCTGGAACATCGATGTAGTGCCGACCGTCGCCGCGTCGGCGCTCACGATCAACATTAAGGGGCGCGACGCCCAGGCGCCGTCCGCTACGAACCCCGTCTCAATCGCCCAACGCAACGCCACCCTTGCCACGGGTGACTTTAATCTGCGGCGGATCGAAGGCGCGTTGGCCTTGACTGTTTCGTCCGGCTCGACACTCGGGCACAAGCCGGGCATCGCCTGTCCGATCTTTGTCTATGTGATCGACAACGGAGGCACCGAAGAGCTTGCGGTTGCGACGAAGTATTTCGGCGATAGCGGCATCACTTCGACGACTGCCGAAGGTGGGGCGGGTGCGGCGGACAGCGCCGATATCATGTATTCCACCACAGCGCGCAGCAACGTGCCGTTCCGCGCCGTGGCCTATATGAGCTCAACGCAAACGGCCGCGGGTACGTACGCGGTGGTGCCTACCGAGGTAGTCACCGGGGGCATCCAGGTCGCCATCAAAGCATTCCAGCTGCAGGGTCTGCTGCAGTCCGACGTTGGCGTAGGCGCTATAGGCAATAA